TTATATCCTGTTGGTGCATCTAGTCGAGCCTTGCCAAATGATTCTCTGTATTCAATAAATGCTTTAGCGTGAGTCCAGAACTGTGTGTTTCCAAACTTCTTCATAAACTTTTCGTCGCTTATGATTTCTTTAAGACCAACAGATTGATAGAAGGCACTGTCTTTAGCACCTTTACCGCCGCCATACTCAAGGAACCAAGGCTTACTTACAGTGCCTAGCGTTTCAGCATATGCTCTAAGTTGGTCCTTTAATTCTGGAACACTAAGATAACTCTTGTATCCAGCCTTCTTTGCAGCATCATTTAAATCGTCTTTATATTCTGTATAAGCATCCCAAAGACGTGACTTAGTAAGTTCGTCCTCAACCATTTGCGGTGTCTTAAGTTGTGAGTTAAGTACAGTTCCACCAGGAAGAGTTGCATTAGGGTCATTAAGGAACTTACCTACCTGAATGTTATAATCTCTTGGTAGGTCAGCAGTCATCAACCCAACAAGTGATGGGTCAAGACGCTCTAGTTGCTTAGCAAGACCAGAAAAATCTTCATAAATACGGCTGTAAGCCTTCTGACTTGCTGGGAAATATGCAACCTTATCGCGTGCACCGCCAGTAAATAGACGGTCTATTGGAAAGTCTGCACCACCTGCAAGACGCATTTGCTTCTGGAATTCATCTTCTGCAAGAGTAGATGCTTGCATCTCAGTAAATGGCTTACCAGTCTTAGGGTCTGTCTTAGCCTTGTACTTGTCATACAACATATAGTAGTAATCAGAGAACAATGCATCAGGACGAGACTCAACATACTGAGGTGTACCAAGTAGAGAGAACATTTGCGTACGGAACTTACGGTAGTAGATGCTTGCTGTACCCTTACGGATACTCTCTTCTGTAGGCTTAGGACCTATCTTCATCTCGTAAAGAATCTGCTGACGCTGAGCCTCAGAGAGTAGCGAGTTAACCCACATCTCATCTGTTGTACTCTTGTTCAAAGCAGTTGCTAAGTTACGTGCCCAAGCGGGGTAGAATGTACGCCCCACTTGAGTCTTTAGGTCAGGTTCAATTCCATATGGAAATAACTCTTCGTATGAGTATCCAGGAATTCTTCCGACTGTCTTATCAATAGTCTTTTTAATTTCATCTTCGGTGCTTACCTTCCAAGATAAAGCACGCCCAATGGCAAGTGGCACTAGATAAGATGGACCAGGTAGATTGGCAATGTAATTAGTTGCACGAGCACTGATGATTACACCCTTGCCATCGTTTAAACCCATTTCCTTTGTACCAGGAATAAGCAGATACTCTGCTTCCATAGGATTCTCAACTGGATTGCCGTACTTATCTACACCAAATGAGTTATATAAACCATAGTAACTGTTAAGGAATCCACCCATACGTCCAGGTTGCTTAACAGCAAACCCACCATAGCGATAGATACCAGAAGCAGCAGCATTAGGAAATGTTGCTAGTGTTCTTGCAAGATACAAACCGCGCTGTTGGCGTGGAATTGTATAGAAAGTTTTGCTGATGTTCTCAACCATCTCGGCAGCAACTGCCTGACGCAAAGATAAAATAGTTGCAAGTGTTACTTCTTGTCCCTGAGCAACAAGCATATCTGCTTTTGCAACTAAACGCTTAGAAAAGTCAACCGTTCCGTAAACTTCACGAATTAAGTTTTCTGGCTTAAGTAAAAATTTCCAAGCATTTGCCATTGCCGAATCAATTGCTTCATTAGCGCCTGTAAGGAGATTAGTGGGTTTTCCATATGGAATATCTAGTGGTTGAATGCCAACCATCTGGTCTAACTTATCACCCAGTAATTTTTCTAAATCAGTTTTCCTAACAGGACCTGCAGCAGCAAGTAGTTGTGCATCCTTAGTAGGTAGATAACGATTGACATATGAGAATCCCTCATCAACCATATCTGTCAACTGGTCAATTGGACGACCCATTGAACGAGCATAAGATGAACCTTGGGTGGAAGCCGCCCAAGCAAGAAGTGCTTCTCGTGACTTACCAGCAAGAATCTGGTCAACCAGCATATCTCCACGCATAAAAGTATTGACTACATAAGCCAACTCATCAAAGTATAAAGGGTCTGCAACATTAGTAATAGTCTGTGGACCATTTCTAAAGATTGTATTAAATTTTGCTACAGTTGCCTTGTTACCAAGAATTTCAATTGTTCTTGTACTGTTGCTTGAAATTTCACTAAAGTAACCATCGCCAAGATAATTTCGATTACGCATAGATGGCATTTCAAATACTTGACCATTAGCCAAAACAATTGACTCAGTTTCTGGCAGTAATGGCTTCGATTCGTAACGACCTTCTGCTACAGAAAATATCTCTCCACGCTCTTTAACTTTAGGTCCAAGTTCATCAAGAGCATCACCAATTGCTGCATATCTTGCTGCAATTAATGCATCTAAATCATTGATTTCTGGAGCAAGAGTATTAATAGTTTGAGATGCCTTAGCAATTAAAAGTTCTGCATTACGAATCTCAGAGGCATAACGCTCTCCTGCACGAGCATCTGCTGGTAGGTCCTTAAGCGTCTGGATTCTGCGACGCAGACCATACAAAGATGGGACATTAACAGGCTGACCGTATTCAACAGTGTACCTATTGAGTTGTGCCTCAAGATAATCAACCATCTTCTCTGCAGCACGTAAGTCTTCTCTAACTACATCTGCCCACTCACGCTTGGTTGCTGGAGATACGCCAGGAACGTCATTAAATAGTTGCTCATACTTGGCGTATGTAATATCTCGATTCATAATAGCAATATCGTACTGCTCTGATAAATCTTTAATTTCTTTTTGAATCTCTTTTTTTGCGCTAGGCAAAATAGTTTTAGACTTTTCAATATTACGAATTACAAACCTTGCGCTGTTTTTAATAATCTCTCTACCTGCAGCACCAAACATAGCAGTAGCAAACTTGCTACCTTCAGCCATTGTCGCTGCTAATAGAGGCTCAAAGATTGAGTTCTTTGGGATGTAACTGAAACGATACAATGCTGAGATAGAGAAAGCCTTGTTTCCAAGTTCAAATATGCCACGCATAGAATCGCGTGCAACTCCACCAGTAGTCTGAATAGCGCCAGTTACTACATTACTTCTGCGGCGGGCTGCCCGAGCAAGCATTCTGTCAAGTTCACCGAAAGGTAAAACTGGCATTGAGTTAGCAAGTTGAGCCTGAGTCTTAGGGGCGACCTGAATTCTCACACCTGTTGGGTCCATTGCTGTACCCATACGGCTTAGATTTCCGTGTACAGTGTAAACATTTTGCAACAAATTATCAACAAAACTATCAATTAGTTCTGTGTTAGTGAATCCACGAGTAAAAGCAATTGCACGAGTTAACTCTACATTGAGATTATTAATCATTGCTGCTCGTTCGCCGTCATTCTTTGCTGATACGAACTTATCAATTATCTCAGTGCGATATTGAGAAACAGTCATTGAAGCACCTTCGTGGTTTTTAATTATCTTGTCGCCACGAGTAAACAAAGGAATATCATCAAAGGTAGCAATCAGTTCATCGATACCGTTTTGAGGACGAATACCTGAGTTAGTAATAAAACCCTTAGGCATCATTGTTCCAAATGTACGGATAAGAACTGTAGTTGGTCCAGCAATGTACTTAGGGCTTAGTACTGTCTGTGTAAACCCACCAACATTAGAGAAGTCGCGCTCAATGGTAGCAGTTCTAATCTTTCCAGCACGAGAACGTACAGCAGCAAATCCTTCACGTCCAAGGACTGGCTCTGCTGGCTTATAGTTCTTACCAAAAAATGTTGGCTCAGTTGATACGATACCAGTGCTTGGGTCTTCAACTTCCTTTAAGAAAGCATCATAAATCTCTTGGTGCTTAGGGTTCTTTTTAATAGCATCATCAAACGCACCAAAGACACGAGCAGAATTTTCAGGCGTTACTCTTGGAAGTTGTCCAGTTGTAATGTAATTACCTTGAATAACTAAGTTACCATCACCTAATACCCATAGGTCATCGCGCATACCTGCAGAAGCAAGACGCTCAACTGCAGGTGCATATGCTTTATCTGCAAGAATTAAGTCACGAACAAACTCTGGGTCTTTAGTATCTCTAATAAGAGCAGGAAGTCGAGAGTTATTGCTGTGCTTTTTAACGATTCTTGTAATATCAATAATGTTTTCTGACGTGGCAAGGTCTTCAATGTCTTGTCCAAAAACGGTTAAGTTGCCCTCTGTTCCACCAGACTTACGGAATGTAATGTGCTGATTGATTAAATCCTCAGCCTCAGGCATAGCATTAACGTCGCCTACACGGAAACGTGTATTAAGACCAGCCTTTAATGCGCTAGCGCGTACGCCTGCAGCAAGACCTACACCTGCAACGTTGATTGCAACGTTCTTAATTAAAAAGTCGTTTGTTCCTGTAATCCACTTACCAAGAGTGTTTTCCTCAAAGTTTTTCTGAATCTGTGCATCGTCCCACAGGTCAACATCTTCAACATCAATGCCACCACTTTTAAGAACAAGGCTTTGAAAAGTACCTAGCGGTGTAAGTTTACTTTTGAGAAGAGATACGCCAAGAGAAACATTTTCGCTTCGCTCGTAAGCATCAATCACATCTGAGAACTGAAAACCTTTACCATACTCACCAGACTTGTACAAACGACTACTTGGGTCAGTAAGTAAAAATGCTGTTGAGATAGGACGCGCAATGATAGGACTGAATACATACTGCTCAGCCTTCTGTGCAGCGTAAAGAACTGGGTCAACAGCCTTTGTAACGCTTGTGTCAACAGTAGAAAGTCCAGCCTTTTGCAAAGCCTTCTGTGTTCCTGTTTCAGCAGCAATACCCGCTGCAGCAGCAGCCGTTGGGTCACCCTTAAATGTTTGTGCAGCACCTAGTTGAGCGCCAGAGGATGCTACATTGCCAATCAATGCACCAGGAATCGATGCGATTCCTTTAGCAGCACCCTTGATAGAGTTAATGAAGTCTTCCCATAACGGCATTACTTCACCTCCGCTGCTGTAAATGTATCAGGGCTACCACCTTGTACTTCATTACCAGTAATAGTAAGAATAAAGATATCTCTATCTTCTGGTGACTCCCAAGGAACCATTGCCAAAGGGATTGCTATTTCATAATTGTCATAACCTAGAGAGTTAGCAAACTTATCTAGATGGTCAAAAAAGTTATTTTCTACCCATCTCATCAAAGTATCTGTTTTTTCAGATAGTTGACAAACTGCTTGTAAGAATCAGGTGCACCCTGTAAGCGAGTAGCATTCATTAAATCTGGAAGATAACGCTTAATTAGTGCTACGTTTTCATCTTGATTAATTGTAGATGTTAAACGTGCAGGTAGGGCATCTGAACCACGACCACGACCTACATCTACACCATCAGAGATAGGTAAATCATCCATTGATTCTGCATCAAGTGGCACAAGACCAGACATCATTGATTCCATTGGGTTTGTAGGAGCCTGCACTTTAGGGACTGGATTGCCAGCCATAGGTGCACCACCCTGCTGTGCCATAGTTTCTACTCCTGTTGACCCTAAACTCTTCATACCTGGAATATACTTAGGTGCTTGCTTACCAGTTCCACCTGCTCCGCCTGTAGCAGAGATGTTTGCTGGGTTGTACTGAGGACCACCATTGGCGCCGCCACGATTTTCTGGTGCTGTTGTCATTCGTCATCCTCTTCTTCTAAGAAAGTATCTTCAAGTTCACTGTTGTACTCTTCGGCTAAACGCATCATTCCTACTGCGTTCCAAGGAGTCATTGCTTCGCTAACTTCTGTGTGAAGAAAGCGGTTGCCTTCGTAATCTGCCCATTCGGATATTAAAACCCAGCCTGATGCAATGTAGTTCTTACCTGTGCTGTCTGTATCTACAAGAAGTCGCAGAGCGTCTTCAACCGTTTCGCGGAATTCAGCACTCATTTCTTTAACTGAGTTTCTGTAATGAATGGTTCCGCTGTCTTACTGTCATTAAGTGCAGCAATAGATGCTGCTTGTTCAGGTGTAGCACCTGCATAGAGTGCACCTAGGGCTAAATCGCCACCAGTGCCTAAGCCGTAGTAGCCTGAATCGCTACGAGATACTGCAAAGTCGCTGTCAATCTCAAACAAACTACCATTGAGTCCAACAATTATGTTAATCTCAAAGTCTTTATCTGGTGATTTAGAGTCAAGTAGACCAGCATCTGTAAGAAGTTGCTTAAGTGATGGTGCTACTTTGTTAACCATAAACTGAAATATGTTAGTTCTGTCTTTTGCTAGAAAGGCTGGTGGTTTCCAAGTGTGTAATACAACCTGTAACGCACGAACATCTCCTGCAACTCCCACAAGATAGTTACCATTAGTAATAACTTTAACCATATCTGGATGAGAGTAAATCTTTGAGTCACCTACAACGCGAGAATCGCCAAGAACTACACATCGATTTGCGTATTCAACACCAATAATTGTTGTCATTGTCCCCTACCTTAATTATCTACGTGCTACGGTTCTTACGCTTCCGCTGCCTTCTCCTGCGCCTGAAAGGCTAGAGAGAATACTCATAATGTCTGGTGGGGCTTGCTCTGGTGGTGCAATTTCTGGTCCACCTTCTGGAGCAATAGCGCCTCCTGCTGGAACGCCTTCGGGAGCAGGGGACATTTGCTCAACCATTTCTGGTGCCCCAGCAGGAGGAACTTGCTGCTGCGGAGCGAATGTGGCTTCAATTGCGTCTTCTAGTGCTTGACCCTTTTGACGAGCCTTGATAACCGCAGCAATCTTACGTACTACTTCTGAAGCATCCTGACCTTGTGTTGCCATCTGTGGAATGGCTTGTGTGTAGGCAGTAAGCGAACCAAGTAATGCGGCACGCATATCTTCAATTTCAATCTTTTCAAGTTCTTGTGTTACGTTCACAGTAAATGGAAGTTCTCTCATAGCCATATCTCGGCTGATGAGTTTTCCTCCAAGTGCTTGAAGCATAAAGATAAGACCTTGCGCTGGGTTAAGACCAGCAAGCATACCGTAGCGAACATCAGCAGAATAGTCACCCTTGATGTCTTTGGCTGGCTTGTATGTGATTTCATATGGAGAACCTGAATCTACTCCGCGAATTGTTTTCTCTTCTGGATACATACGCTCATCAACCTCAAAGCAAAGGCTAATGATGTCGCGTAGTGCCGCTGCAAAGATTGCTTGAGCAGACTTAACCTGGGTATCAAATGCACCCATAAGAGCCTGTACGCCTTGTCCAGTAACGATAGAGGCATCAATGTTACCTGTACGTGATTCAGGATAACGAGTACCAACACGAAGTTCTTGGTTAAGCAATGTCTGCTCAGTAAATGCACCTTGGGGAAGTGTGAGTTCTACGCGGCGTACACCTGCTGGGTTTGCAGTACGGATAACTGCGTCTCCACCAAGTTGTAGTTCCTGTACATCCTGTGGAAGTACGATAGGAGCCTGAACAGATTTCTCTGCTGCTTCCATTGCAAGCAATGCGAAGCGATTGCGTAGTAACTGAATACCCAAGACGTCATCAAATTGTCCACGTAGTTCACCATCAACAGATGGTTTACGTGCAACAACAACCATCATCTTACCCATTGGGTTTTTGACCTTTGAAAGAATTAGGTCTTGACGTGTTGGTAAGTAGATGATTGACTGGTCTTTGTCATAGTAGCGAATTAACTCAACCTCGTTATTAAGGTCTTGCTTGTAGCCTTGACCACCAAGCAATTCTCTTTCAAACTCTGGAAACTGAGTAACGAGTTCGCCCAATGTCATCAGGTATCTCTTAGCAAATGCCACACAACGTCCATAGCGGTCAAACTCTGGATAGGAACCTATCGGGTTTTCTATGCGGATACGTGGCAGTTTTGCTTCTTCGTCCAATTCAATAATGAACGGAACGAAACCATATGTAATATACCAGTCTGCACCTGAGTACATTTGTACCGATAGGTCAGAATGTGAAAAATAATTTGATGCAATTCGAGTGCGCTTGTCTGCAAAGGCACGCGCTCTGTCATTGACAGCGTTGGCTGCAGAGCAGTTGACCGCTGGTAGTGGTGCCATAACCTCTGAAAGGTCACGTGCCACAACATCAATGAAGTTAGCAACTACGTTGGCATCTACGCCATCTGGAAAGAAGTCAGGGTAAACCTGTGAGATTTGACCCTTACGGACAGCAAGGACGTCAAGGTTGCGAGCATCTCTCTCGCTATTACGGTAGCGCAAAGATTGAACACGCGCTGCTACCTGTTCCATTGATAATGCCATTATTGTCCTAACGTAGATTTAAAAATTATTTGTTGTACTGGTTTGTTGCGCCGCCGCCGCCCATTGGACGATATAGGCTACCAACCATAGTTCCACCTTTTCCTGTAATTCCAGGATTGGTACGAATCTTTACTGTTGGACCCTTGGGTTGATTCTCTGAACGCTTTGTAACAGCACCAGAAGCAGTGCTTTTTACTCTTAGAGACTCTGAGTTGTTTCTCATAGCACGTTCGGCTGCTGACATCTGTGGAACTGTCTTAACATTTGAACTAGGAGTTTTTGGGTTTGCTGCTGCCTTGTCGGCTGCTTTTGCATCTGCTTTGGCTTGTACAGCCTTTCCTTTTGCTTTTTCTTTTGCTTTTGCTTTTTCAGCAGCCTTATACTTTTCTAATTTTGCTTTGTACTCTGCTCTTGCGGCATCTGCAGTTGTTGCCATTTTATTATCCTATCGTAGGTTTAAAATTTATGAACGTGATGAGCCGCGGCTGTAGCGACCTGTTGTCTGTGATGTCATCTTGCCTGATACAGGAACACGGTCAGATGTAGTTCCCTTTTTACCAGTTACTGCAGCAGATGCAGTTTCTTTAACCTGCTTAACAAGGTTCTTGACTGCTGGACCTTTTGACTGTGGGTTCTTTGATGATGTTGAAGACTGAGCAAGTGTTCCTACTGCTGTAACAATGTCGCGTGCTTCGCGTGCTGTTACGCGGAAACGATTTGTAATGTCCTGAATTAAATTATCTTTTGCTTGTGTCTTCTTGACAGGTGCAAGTTCCTTCATTGGTTGATTTCTTACATTTCCACCAGTTGACTTAGCAGTTCCTGTAATCTTTACTGTCTTTTTCATTTGTGCCATTTTGTTTTATCCTTATCCGTATTGTTGTGACCATTGGTCTGCAAATGCGTCATCTAAATTGATTGCGAATCTGCGTTCCGTCTGAGCGCGTGTCGCCCAACGGTTGCTTTGATATTGTGCTGCTTGACTTGACCTCTGCATTAACTCTCTAATACGGATGACCGCAAACCATAGAGCCATTACAACGTCAGTGGGGTTTCTAGTATCTGGCTTCCACGTAATGAGTTCCTGTACAAGGGTCTTTAAACCCTCAGAGCCTTCATTGCTTGGTAGTTCAATGATGTTGTTATCTTGGAATCTGCCATCTCGTGTGTTACCAAATAAGGTAGCCATAGATGCCACACCAAAAGAAGTGTCCCACTTGTTCTTGCCAGTAAAGTGTGAATTCAGTTGCGTACCGTAACCTGCTAAGAAGTTTCGTAGATGGTCGTCCAGCGCATACGCTTTCTGATGGGCATTGATTTCGATACGCAATTCCTGAGGGCGGTATTTCTCCACCCAATCTTCGATTAAATTTTGAATCTTCTGTGGAGAAGGGTCTGTCATATTGACAGCATCTAGCACATAGATTTTTCCGTCAGCCTTGTTGTATGTACAGACTACGGCTCCTGTTGCACCTGCCATAGCAGGGTCAAGACCAATGATGGTGTAGCCCTCAACGTGACGAGGATGTCCTGGGTTACCCGCCTTTAGCGGTCCTCTTTTTCGCATTCCGTTGACTGAGCCAGCCACACAGGTTGGAGAGAATATCGAGTCTTCCTGGACGTCTTCTTGTTGGTAGACCATAGCCCAGACAGATGGCGCCACCTCAGAGCGGCGCGTAAAGAGAGCGGGTCCATCCCATTTCGGATAAAGTCCGTCGGCATCAGGTTCGTCCACATCTCCTTCGGGTCTATCAGTTTTAGCCCAAAGGGTTTTCCAATTTGCAGGTTTTTCATCAAACTCAAGAACGGCTGGCATAGCCATATAGGTGAAGGGTGATTTGCCACCAGTCCACTGTGAGCCATCCCGTAGCATCTTGTAGAGGTCAATCGGTGAGACTCTGGTACCTACGATGATAAGTTTACCGTAGCGTCCAAGACGGGTGATAACTTCCTTCTGAAGCCATTCCATCTGCTTTTCCCACTCGTGGGCGTTAGAACCCATCACAGCGTCATCGACAATAATCAAGTCGGCACGAGCACCGTAAATCTGGGAACCAAGTCCTAGTGCTTGAACTGTTGGGTCTTTTTCGCCACTATCGCGTCCTGTACCCAAATAAATCATATCTGCAGACCACGTAGTGGCGTCTGCCTTATATCCGCCATTTGGACCAAAAGCGGTCTGCAGTTTAATAAAGGCGGGGTGGT